GACCCCGTCACCGGAAAGAGCAGCAACCCGAACGGGGTCAAGCGCATGCGCCGCGTGGACATGCTGGAACGCTGGCATCGCAAGGGCCAGATCAGCGCCGCTGGCTACACCGCCGCCTGCGCGCTGCGCGATGCCTTCGAGGCAACTGGCCGCACGCCCAGCGTTGACCCGACGCAGGACCGGGTGGACAGCAGCCCGAAGCCCGATCACGCCGTCGAGATCCAGATTGACCGCGTGAGCCGGTTCCATGCGATCAACCGACATGTCGCGGCAGAGGACCGGGCCATCATCGACGCCTGCATCCTGTCTGGCGGCACGCCGGCCAGCCTGCGGCAGTATCGCGGGCGGATGCACACGGCGGGCATGATCCACCTGTCCGATGCGCTGGACAGGCTGGCGTCAGCACTCGGACGTTGACGGGAAAAATAACTTAGGGTAGAAATGCATCATCGAAGAATGGCGCCTCGGGGAAACCTGCGGCGCCTTTTGCGTTCCGGCACACAGGCGCGGCATGACATGACCAAGCCTAACGGCGGGTGGAAGGGCCAGCGCGGCACTCGTCACGAACGCGGTTACGGCACCGCATGGGACAAGCTGCGCCTCGTGATCCTGCGCCGTGATCTGCATCTGTGCCAGCCGTGCAAGGCTGATGGCAGGACGACACCAGCAACGGCGGTCGACCACATCAAGCCCAAGTCGCAGGGCGGCACTGACGATCAGGACAACCTGCAGGCCATCTGCGACGACTGCCACCGCGCCAAGAGCGCGGCCGAGGGCCATGAGGCCAAGGGCCACGCACCACGGCCAGCCATCGGGCTGGATGGGTGGCCTGTCGGCTGACGCTGCATCGCAGCGAGCCATGCGCCTGTGGCATGGGTGGGGGTGGTCAAATCTCTGGATCGACCATCTTCCGGACCGGCGGGTCTAACTAACGTTTTCTGCTAACACAGTTTTTTGCTCAGGCATGCACTGAGCGCATGGGGTGACTATGGCGAAGCGCACGCGGATCGACAGCGCGACGGCTGCGGTTGAGGTGGCCATGGCCTCTCAGCGGCAGATCAGCCCGCCCTCAAACGTGCCGCTGACCAATGCTGACATGCCGTTCTTTGCGAGCGTGATCGACGAATACGCGCGGTCGGAGTGGACGGCGCACCAGCTGGAACTTGCAGCTTTGCTGGCGCGCAAGATGCGCTTGCTGCGCGACGAGCTGGCCACGCTGGAGCAAGAGGGATTTGTGACGGTCAGCGGCAACGGATCGCCATGCCAGAACCCGCGCCTCGGTGGCGTGCGGATGCTGGACACGTCGATCATGGCGACGAGACGCAGTTTGCAAATTCATGCGCGCGCACGCGCGGGTGAGGCGAGGGATGCAGGCAAGCGCCGCGACATTGCGAAGGGCCATGAAGCCGACGCGGCTGCCGGCGATGACCTGATCGCGAGGCCGAACTGATGACGCGCGGCGAGCGGATCATTGCCTTCATCGAGCGATATTGCCGAGTGCCGGAGGGGCGGCATGTCGGCAAGCCGATGCGCCTGCTCTCGTTCCAGAAGCGATTCATCCTGGAAACCTATGACAACCCGGCCGGAACCAGCCGGGCCTATCTGTCGATCGGCAGAAAAAACGGGAAGACGGCACTGATCGCCTGCCTGCTGTTGGCGCACATCGTCGGGCCAGAGGCCAGGCTGAACAGTCAGATCATCAGCGGCGCCAAGTCGCGGGAACAAGCCGCTCTGGTGTTCAAGCTGGCGCAGAAGATGATTTACCTCAACCCGGACCTGAAGAAGCTGACGCACATCACGCCGTCACAGAAGCAGATCACCGGCAAGGTGATGAACGTTGAATACCGCGCTATCTCGGCCGAGGCCGGGACGGCGCACGGGCTTTCCCCGGTGCTGGCGATCCTTGACGAGGTGGGCCAGATCAAGGGGCCGCACGACGACTTTGTCGAGGCTATCACCACATCGCAGGGCGCCCACGAAAACCCGCTGCTGGTGGCGATTTCGACGCAGGCCGCGACGGACAACGACCTGTTCAGCCGGTGGCTCGACGACGCAGAAAACAGCGACGACCCCCGGATCGTGTCGCACCTCTACACCGCGCCGGCCGATTGCGACCTGATGGACCGCGCCGCATGGCAGGCGGCCAACCCGGCAATGGGCGAGTTTCGCAGCGTCACCGATCTGGAGGATCTTGCGGCCCGAGCCGACCGCCTGCCGAGCGAAGAAAACAGTTTCCGCTGGCTTTACCTGAACCAGCGGATCGAGGCGACCGCGCCCTTCATCAGCCGGGCCGTCTGGCAGGCGTGCGCCACACCCGTTGCACCCTTGGCCGATGGGGCTGTCGTCTATGGCGGGCTTGACCTGTCAGAGGTGTCTGACCTCACGGCACTGGTGCTGGTGTCGCCACGCGCCGCTGGCCTGATGGCAGACGACACTGCGGGCACCACATGGGACGTGCACCCGACGTTCTGGCTGCCCGGCCAAGGCCTGCGCGAGAAGTCGAAGGCTGACCGGGTGCCATATGACGAATGGCACAAGGCCGGGCACCTGCAAGCGACTGACGGCCCGGTGGTGGATTACGATTTCGTCGCGGCTCACCTCTGGGCGCTGGCGCAGCGGTGCGACGTGCGCAAGATCGCGTTCGACCGTTGGAACTGGCGGCACCTGAAGCCTCGCCTTGCAGAGGCCGGTTTTTCTGACACTCAGCTTGAGGGCGACGCGGCGATCTTCGAGCCGATGGGGCAAGGCTTCCAGAGCATGTCGCCGGCGCTGCGCGATCTGGAAAGCGCGGTCCTGACCGAGCGTATCGCTCACGGCGGGCACCCTGTGCTGACGATGTGCGCGGCCAATGCGGTCGTGCAGACCGATCCGGCCGGGAACCGCAAGCTGACGAAGGCAAAGAGCCGTGGCAGGATTGACGGCATGGTGGCGTTAGCCATGGCCATGAGTGTCGCTGGAACTTGGGAAGATGGCGACGCAGCCCAGGCAACGCCTTGGGACGCCGACCCGAATTACAGGATGGTGCTCTGATGTGGCCTTTCTCGCGCAAAACTGAGCAGCGGTCGGAGGTTGCCGTCGCGCAATCAGACCCTGAGTTTCTGCGCGCCTTTGGCCTCGCTGATTGGGTGGCAACTGGCAGCGGGGAATCGGTAACGATCGAGACGGCGCTTGGTGTCCCGGCTATCTTTTCGGCGGTGAATTTCCTGTCAAGCACGGTCGCAGGCCTGCCGCTTGGCGTCTACCGTAAGACCGAGAACGGGCGGGAAAAGGCTGGTGGCAGCCTTGCCGCGATCCTGAACGGCGTCGCGAATGACGAGGCGGCGATCTCGGCTTTCGACCTGTTCAAGTGGTGGATGGAGCAGGCCTTGACCGGCGGGCGCGGGGTGCTGTTCATCGATCGCGATGGCACCGGATTGGTCAAGAACTTGTGGCCGCTTGACCCGGCCAAGCTGACCATCAAGCGCAAGGATGGGCGCCGCGAATATCACTATCGCGACGGGAAGCCGGTGATCTACCAGGCGGCAGACGTCCTTGACCTGCCGTTCATGCTGAAAGCTGACTGCCTCGGGCACCGCAGCCCGATCATGGCAAATCGCGAAGTCATCGGCATGGCGCAGGCGATGACGCGCTACGGCGGGTCATTCTTCCGCAATGGCGGGGTTCCACCTTTCGCCGTGACCGGGAATTTTCAGAGCGGCAACGCCTTGAAGCGCGCGGCCGACGATTTTGACGAGGCTGTCAGGAAGACCGCCAAGGAGGCCCGCCAAGCGCTGGTGCTTCCAACAGGCTTGGAGATCAAGCCGATTGGTGCCGATCCTGACAAGAGCCAGATGGTGGAAGCGCAGCGCTTCATGATCGAGCAGATCGCGCGCATCTACTCCATGCCTCCGGTGTTCCTGCAGGACTTGTCGCACGGCACGTTCTCGAACACCGAGCAGCAGGATCTGCACTTCGTGAAGCACACGGTCAAGCGGTGGGTGGCGCAAATCGAACAGGAGCTGAACCTGAAGCTGTTCGGGCGCGAACCGAAAACCTATGCCGAATTCAACCTCGACGGCTTGCTGCGCGGTGACTTCAAGACGCGCATGGATGGATACGCGCAGGGCGTTCAGAACGGTATACCTGACACCGAACGAAGACCCGTGAGCTTGAGTAACCGCCACGAATGCGGCGGGCGGTGACCGGCTTTACATCCAGGGCGCCACCGTGCCGCTGGAGCAGTCTGGGACGCAACAGCAAGGGGCGCAGCAATGACGCACGAAATCCGCATCCATGCCGGGATGCAGCTTGAGGAACGGGCCGACGCGCCGCAGCGCCTTGTCGGCTATGCGGCAGTGTTCGATCAGGAAAACCGACATTGGCGGCTATTTCCGCGAGGTGATCCGGCGCGGGGCATTCGCTGAGGCGATCGGGCGCGACGACATCCACGCCTTGTTCAACCACGACTACGGGAATGTGATCGGCCGGGCAAAGTCCGGAACCCTGTCACTGGTAGAGGACGACAAGGGGCTACGGGTGGAAATCACACCGCCCAATACCCAGCTTGCCCGCGATCTGATGGAGAATATTCGCGCCGGCAACATTGACCAGATGAGCTTTGCCTTTTCCATGAGCGGCGGCAAGCAGGCTTGGGACGAGACCGGCGACACGCCGCTGCGATCCATCGAAAAGGTGGGCGAGCTGTTCGAGGTGTCCATCGTTCCACGCGGCGCCTACCCGACAACGGAGATTGGCCTTCGCAGCCTCGAGCAGCATCGCAAGGGGAAAGCCCAGACGGGATACGCAGCGCGCCGTGCGCGGATGCGGATGAACCTCGGCCTTCGGGTCAGAGAGGGCTGAGGCCGCGCGCCGATGCCTGAGACGGGTCGCTTCGGCGGCCCTTTTTTCATGGTCGAGCCAAGGAGGCACACATGACCACGATCAAGGAGCTGCGCGAGCAGCAGGCGCGCATCGCGACCAACGCCCGCGCCAAATTCGACGAGATCACCGCCGCGACCGACGAGGCCCGCGCCGCTGAAATCGAGCGCGAGTTCGACGCGATGATGGCGGATCACGACAAGATCGGGGATCGCATCGAGCGCGCGATGAAGCTGGAGAAGGTCGAAGCATCGTTGCGCTCCGGCGACCCCCGCGCCCCGCGTGGTGGTGACGGCGAGACTCGCGGCGTCGACGACGGCGAACGCGTCGATTATCGCAGCGCCTTCCATGCCTATCTGCGCGCGCAGGGCAATGTGGGCGCCATGAGCGGCGAAGAACGCGCAGTGCTGTCGGCCGGGTATCAGGCGATCGAACACCGCGCCCAGACGACCAGCGCCACCGCTGGCGGCTATACGGTGCCGACCGAACTGATGAACATCCTCGTGAAGTCGATGGCCGCCTGGGGTCCGATGTATGACGAGAACGTTGCCACGGTCATCACGACCAGCGGCGGCGGATCGATCACCATGCCGACCGTCAACGACACCTCGACCGCCGTCGTCGCGCATACCGAAGGGACCAGCCTGACCGACGATGGCGGATCGGATGTGACATTCGGGCAGAAGACGCTGGGCGCCTACGCCTTCAACACCGAATGGCTGCGCGTGTCGAAGGAACTGGCCGACGACAGCATCTTTGCGATGGAGCAGCTGCTTGGCGATCTGCTGGGCGAGCGCCTCGGCCGCCGCGCCAACACCGAGCTGACCACCGGCAATGGCTCGACGGCGCCCAATGGCATCGTGACCGCTTCGAGCCTCGGCAAGACCACCGCTTCGGCCACGGCCATCACCGCCGACGAGGTGATTGACCTCCTGCACTCGGTGGATCCGGCCTATCGTCAGTCGCCCAAGGCGGCCTTCATGTTCAACGACAACACTCTGTCGGTGCTGCGCAAACTGAAGGATGGCCAGGGCAACTACCTCTGGCAGATGGGTAACGTCCAGCAGGGCACCCCTGGGACGCTGCTGGGCTATCGCTATTACGTCAACCAGGCGGTCGGGTCCATCCCGGCCGCAGCTTCCGCGACCCGCGTGATGCTGTTTGGCGACTTTGGCAAATACTACGTCCGCAAGGTCGGGGCTCCGCTGATCGGCGCCATCCAGGACAAGGACTTCTGGCCGGGCTTCGGTGTCGCTGGCTACATCCGCTTCGACGGCGAGCTGGCCGACACCGCCGCAGTCAAGCACATGATCACCAAGGCCACCTGATCGGCTTTCTGAGGGGGCGGGCGACTGCCCCCCTTTCTCAAGCCGATGGAGATGCGCATGAAAATCAGACTCCTTGTGTCGCGGGGCGGCCGGTTTGGCGTGCAGAACCGTGGCGATGAAATTGACGTGTCCGACGACGAGGCCGTGAGCATGATTGCCGCAGGACAGGCTGAGCCGGTGCGCGAGGCCAAGATCGAGCGCGCGGTTAGGATGGCCAAGGCCGAGCGGGCTGTGAAATGATTGTCACCCGGACGGTTGCCGGCGCCTGCGCGCTTTCGCTTGTGGATGCGAAAGTGCATCTGCGCGTTGATCACACCGAAGAAGACACCTTGATCACG